TCATGACGCCGCCTCCTGAGCCACTGCCCACGCCAGCAGAGCGAGCGCATCGGCTTCGTTGTCGTCTTGCGGGTCGAACCCGCGTGCCTTGGCGGCGGCGATCATCGCGTCCTTGCCGGCGTTGCCCTTGCCAGTGGCGTGTTTCTTGATGGTGCCGACGGGCACTCCCTGGTACGGAATCTGGTGGTGTTCGCACCACGCGGTNATCGTGTCGTCCAGGTGGTGCAGCGCCCACCCCGTATGTGTGCCCAGATCCAGGGCCAGAATGCTCGTACGCATCGTTCGGTGCTCCATGTCATTTGAGTGCGTGACGGATCGGACGGGCTTACCCATTACCGTGTACACGTGTACGTAAGGGCGGTTAATGTTTAAGCCTGTCAAAACCGTCACTCCCCGATTTTTCTAGTCATCGCGATAGGGGTAGGCGGGGCTGCCGGGGCCGGGGCGCAGTGACAGTCCAGTGAGCGCACGAGCGCCACCAGTCAGACGGCACTTCTCGAACTTGCGCGCCGCCATCGACTCGGAGAATCGCTTGACCGAGCCCACGTACTCGCCGGCGCGTTCCGCCCATTCACGCCAGTCGGCGAAGAGTTCAGAAACCCCTTCGCGACAGGCCTTCGCCAGCAGGCAGCGCTCATCGATCCATTGCCCCAGCGCATCTTCGGCCTCGAAGTACTCGTCGGTCGCCGACAACACACAAGCCGGCTGCTTGAGCCCTCCTCGTTGCCAGGCGAGACACCCCTCGACGGCCCAGGCCAGAATGCCGTCGCGTTCCTGGAGGAGCTTCTCGGTGAGCTTGCCGTCGCGCTTCTCCGGCGGCACCGTGACGGTGAACGGTATGAGGTGCAGCCGGCGTTTCATCGCCTCATCGACGTTACGGATCGAGGGCTTATGGTTGCCGGCGATCACCAGCTTGAACTGCGGTACGTACTCGAAGAAATCCTGGCGCATGAAGCGCGCCGAGACCTTGTCGCCGCCGGTGATCGCTTTCACCTTCGACTCGTTCCAGCGCCGCCCTTGCTCGGTTTCGATTGAGGAGACGAAACGGGCGCCGCGCAGCCCCGCGAGGTCGGTCGGATGCCGGTCGGTGCGCGCTTCCATGAACGTATCCATCGGCGCGTTGGCGGCGTAGTCCCCGAGGATGGTGGTAATCACGTTCACGAACACCGACTTGCCATTGGCCCCGGTGCCGTACAGAAAGAACAGGGCATGCGCGGAGGTGACACCCGTCAGGCAGTAGCCGACGACCCGCTGCAAGTAAGTGATCAGTTCCGCGTCGCCGCGGGTAATGTCGGACAGGAACGCCAGCCACCGCGGACAAGCGCCGTTCGGCGTAGCCGTGGTGATCTTGGTCATCCGGTCGGCACGGTCGTGCGGCCGCAGTCGGCCGGTGCGTAGATCGACCACACCGCCGGGCGTGTTGGCGCGCCACGGATCGCCGTCCCATTCGGCCGACGTCGCGGCATGTCTTCGTTCGCTGCGTGCGAGGCGTTCGACGCCGCTCACCGTGCTGCTCGAGGCGAGCTTGGCGGCCAGCCGGTGCGCGTTCGCTTTTAATGAGGCCTCGCGGCACACCTGCCGCATCAGATGAGTGACCAGCAAGGTTTCGTCGGGCTGCCAGCGGCTGCCGGTCCACACCAGCCACTTGCCCCACTGCGCGCAGTAGCGCCAATCCAGCGCATAGCGCTGAGTAAAGGACAAGGCCAAGGCGTCGTCGGTTGCCCAGACCGCATTCTCGTCGGGTTCCTCGGCGCCCTCCTGGAACGGTGGTTGAATGGTGATGCGGGGACCGATGGCCAGAAACGCCGGCACATCGAATCCTTCCGCCAGGGCGTCGGCTGCGTCCCACCCCGCAGCCTTGTCATCCGGTGGCATCAAGACTTCACAAGACCGTGCGCCGGCCATCAGCACGGCGTCCGCCGCGGCCATCGCGTAGTCCCACCCAGCCTTGTCGAGATCGGGCCAGATCAGGACGCATTTGCTGTTCAGTGGAGTCCAGTCGGTCTTGTCGACAGGCGCTTTCGCGCCGTGCATCGCAGTGGTCGCCGCGACGTCGGTGTCGATCAGGGCCTGCGCGCATTTCTCACCTTCGACGAGTACCACCGTCTCGGCGCCGACCATCCCCGGCTGGTTGTAGAGCGGACGCGGGTCGGGCGGCGCCATCTTGCGCCGTTGGGCGTCCCAAGGTCTGAACTCCTTGCGCCCTCCGGGCGGGTCGTAGCGATAGACACAGGCGATCAGGCTGCCGTCGGCCGCGAAATAGTCCCACTTGGCGGTCGCCGGGCCGAGATCATCGACCAGCATCTCCTTCCTGCGCTGCCGTTTCGGCGGCACCACGGCCGGACAGCCGGCCAGCGCTCGCGCTTCCTCGATCACTCGGGGAAAGTCATTCCGGGAATCCAGGCCGCGCTGACGGGCGATCAGATCGAAGATGTCGCCCCCTTCGCCCGTCGCCCGGTCCGTCCACAGCCCGGCCTTGTCGCCGTCCAGCACCACTTCGAGGCTGCGGCCCGGTTTGCCGAGTACGTCGCCAATCGTGAATCGTCCGCTGCGGACTTCGCCGGCTGGAAACAGGTGCCGAAGCACACTTTCCAGACGGGCGAGCAGTGCCCCGCGCAGTTCGTCCCGGGCGCCCTCGGCGAGCTGGAACGTAGGCGATTCGGAATCGTTGTAGTCAAGCATGCGGTTCTTCCTCCGAATCCAGGGGGAGATAGCCGGCCTTCAATGCGATCTCGCGCACGAAGTCCGGATTGAGATCGAGCACGTCGCACCAGGCATTCAGACGGCCGTCACGAAAGAAGCGTCGTGCATCGCGCCGGGTACCCAAAGACGCGCTCCGCAGGTCGACAAAGGCCTGCTTGATGACCCCGGCACACAGCCGGGACTCGGGGCACACGTGATCGACGTGGCGAAGCAGCAGTCGCTCGATCGTTCCCGTTGCGACCAGCGGTCGGGAACGGGGCGTGGTCAGCACGGCCACCGACGCGGGAGCATTCATGCCGCCCTCCAGCATCGAGTCGCCCAAGAGCAGTACTTGCATTCGTAGTAGCTCGAATCGGTCGCGATCCGCGGCAGCAGTTCGCCGGCCTCGGTCGCTTGAATCACCCGCACCGCACGGTCCGACATGCGCTGTGCCAAGCCGCCGTCAAACGGCACGAGCTCGAACCACAGCTCCTGGGTGTCCTTGTTGATCGCGGTGAATAGCGCCGGGTTGTCGGAAATGCCGGCGATTGCCGGTTCCATGTACGCCTGGTAGATCGCCACCTGCGCCGCATACACGGGCTTGCTGACCGCCACGCCGGATTTCACACAGGCCTTCCAGTTCCGGTCGTTCATCGTCTTGAACTCCCACAGCGTCGGGAACGTCAGGCCGAGATCGGTAGGCGCGTCAGCGATCACGCCGTCGACGTGTCCCTGGATGCGGCCGTTGGCCACTGAAAAACCGAACTGCCCGCCATCCTTGCGGCGGGTGTGAAGGTCGATCCCGGCCAGCCGCAGCCAGCGAATGGCGAGTTCTTCGAGGGCATGCCCAACGTCGAAGATGCGCAGCGTGCGGCCGGCGAACTCGGCACCGGGATCGACGGGCGCATCGGCATACTCGAACTGCAGGGCACGCTCGCAGGCGACGCCGAGACGCGAGGCGCCGAGATAGCGACGCTTTTCCCGCGTGCTGCTTTCCACCTGAAGCGCGGCATCCACGCGCGCGGTGACCTTTTCGTGAAACCTGGGTTGATGGTTCAGATCGATCATCAGAAGGGAATCCTTGTAGGGATGCCGGACACCGGCAAGGGGTGGGCGGCAAGGCGCTGTTCGAGAAAGGCGCGATCGGTCGCCGCCAAGCGCTCGTGCTCGATGAGCATGTGCGCCTGGTAGGCGTCGATCACGACCTCGACCAGACGCAGGACTTCCGTTTTGCCGTAGTCAGCCAGAGGCCGCTCCATACCGATCGAAGCGACGTAGTCACCGAGCGGTGCCAGTGCGGCGCGCATGGCGGCAATTTCCAGATCGGTGGGATCAAGCACAGCGCCCTCCTGAAGTCCGGTCAGCCGTTCCAATGCTTTGGAGAACACCTCCATGCAGCGCATCGAACAGAACACCCAGCGCTCCAGGAAGCGCCGCGGATCGGTGCGGTGTAGCGCGGGGTTGAAGATGCCGAAGCCGCGCGCTTCGCGAGAGCAGACGGCACATGTCATGCGGCCTCCAGGTGATGCTGATTGGCGGCATGAACGACCCGCTGGATAGCGTGCTTGTTGAACCGGAACGTCAGCAGTGCCGACGCCTGGTAGCGGGTCAGGCCGAAATCGGCGCGCAGCGCTGGCGGCAGGTAGCGCAACTGGTTCTCGGTCGGCACCTCGCTCAGCCAACGCCGGGATTTGTGGGCGGCGTCATCCGTTTCCAGATCGTTGAGCCAGTCGTTGGCCTGCGCCAGGCACACCGTGCGTTCGCCGACACCCAGAAGCCGAACCGGCACTGTCCCGTGGCCGCCGACCGCGTACCAGCGGCCTTCGAGGAAGAACACCCCGGCCCAGGCCTTGAAACCGGCGGCGAGCAAGGCACAGTCGTCCCCGAAGAGGTCGCACCAAGAGAAGTTCGAGCGCTTCAGGAGATCGATCTCGCTCATCACGAAGTCTTCGAGGGCGGCTTTCTCGTCGCCCGTCTCTGCCCGTTCGAAGAGGTGCCCGCACAGCGGACACTCGCGCGACGCTTGCGGGATCTCGGCGTCGCATGCGGGACAGGTCTTGGTCGGTGCCTCACCATCGACCGCGAAGCCATCGAGATCGACTTCCTGCTCCAGGCTGCCGTGCTTGAGCGAGGCCGTCCCGAAATCGAGGACGATGCAGTCGGTCTTGACCACACCGGGATGCTCGGCGGGATCGACGACCCTCAGCCCGCGTCCGACCATCTGGATCAGCGTCGATTTGTAGGAGCTCGGGCGCAACAGGACGATGCAGGCGGTTGGCGTGTAGTCGTAACCTTCGGTCAACACTGCGACATTGACGAGGACCGTCGTATTCCCAGTCTCGAAGGCGGCGAGCGTCGCCTTACGATCTGCCTCGGACATCTCGCCATGCACGACGGCGGCTGCCACGCCACCGGCGAGGAAGGCGTCGCGAACGGCTTCGGCGTGGGCAACGGTGGCGCCGAAAGCGATGGTCTTGCGACCGGCGGCCTTGTCCTTCCAGTGCCGCACGACGGCCTCGTTGACCGGGGCGTTGTTCATGATCGAGGCCACAGCATTCATGTCGTAGTCCTCGGCGAGTTTCTTCACCCCGTCGAGTGCTTCGCGGGTGCCGACGTCAATGACGAAGGTGCGGGGCGACACCAGGTGGCCCGAACGGATGAGTTCTCCGAGCCGGATCTGGTCAGCGACGTTCGAGAACACCTCGCGCAGGCCTTTGCCATCGCCGCGATTGGGCGTCGCCGTGACGCCGTAGATCAGCGCCTTGGGATTTCTGGCGAGCGTCTTGTCGATCACCTGCCGATAGGTCGGCGCGGCGCAATGGTGGGCCTCGTCGATGACCAGCAGGTCCAGGATCGGCATCTGATCCAGATTGCGCACTAGCGTCTGGACCATCGCGAAGGTGGCCTGGCCCGCCCATGATTTTTGGTGGGAATCGAACACCGACGTCGAGATGCCCGGATTCACCCGTGAGAACTTGCTCTGGTTCTGCGCGGTGAGTTCGTCCCGATGGGCCAGCACGCAGGCCTTGGCGTCGGGATGGGTGAGGAACTCACCGGCGGTGCCGGAGAGGCATATCGTCTTACCGCTGCCTGTCGGAGCGACCCCGAGGGTGTTGCCGTGGGTTCGCAGGGCTTCGATAGAACGGGTGACGAATTCGCGCTGGCGCGGTCGGAGCATCATGGCCGTGCCTCCTCACTGTGCCCAGGCGGGACGCGTGGGTACGCGCGATGCCGCTGGTGAGGTGGAGGCCGCGGGTGCCATCGGCGCTGCCGGCGCACCGCTGCCGAAGCCGCTCGACGCCGCGGGTGCGCGTGGGGCAGCACCCATCAGCGCGGCGTAGTCCCTGTGGTCCGGCGTGACGGCCGACTTGATGACGCTCTTGTCCTGCCCGTGCTGATCCTTCTCCCAATCGACCTTGCCCAGGAATTCGATGCCGTCGAGTTCGGCGAATCCAGCGATGCGACGGGCGTTCTGCGCAGCGGGACTGTTGTCGGCGGGATGAATGCCGCGTGCCGAGTTGAGGATCGCCTTCATGAAGCTGCGGCCCATGTTGGCCCACTCTGGACCTTTGGGGCTGGAGAGTCCGATCAGCGACCACAGCTTGCGACGGGCGAACTCACCTTCCAGGACGACGAACTCGCAGTTGAGATAGACCGATCCGGTCTGTGCGTTGCGCGTCGCGTAACCGCCGGTCCAGCCCTGTGCGGGATCATCGAAGCCGCCCGGGCGGACGGTCATGCGAACGCGGACGAGGGAGCCCTTCGGAATGGGGTCGAAGCTGGCTTGCTCGGAAGCCGAGTTGAAATCGAGATGGATCATGGTCAGGACTCCTGAGTCGTAAGTGAGGGAGATGCGATGGGGCGAGCGAAGTCGAGGCGCTCGGTTGCGGGCTTGGCGGGGCCGGCGATTTTGGCCATCAGACGCCCGAGGTGAGGCTCCTCGATGGCATCGAGCCGTCCGGAGCGGTCCTTGGCCGGGTAGCCCCAGGCATTCAGCGTGTGGCAGACGAGCGCGCGGTAGCTGGTGCCGTCGTCGGCCTTCAGTTCGGCGAGAGTGATGACTTCATCGACGATGCCGGGCAGCTCGAGGCCGGTCTTGGAACCGTCGATCTGCAGCGAGAAGACGCGGCGATTGAAGTCATCGAGTTTCTCGTCGAGGATGCCGACGAACCAGACGTTCTTGCCGCGCGTGTGCTGGAGGTGGGTGAGCCAGGCGATCATCTCCTGACCCATCAGGCCGTAGGCGCCGCGGCTGTCGGGCTTGCCGGTCTTCTCGGAGTAGGCCTGCGGCTGGCCCTTGCACCATTGCAGGCAGAGCCGGCCGGCGACGGTGATCGAGTCGACAAACACGGTGTCGTACTTGTCGAGCACTGCGGGATCGCCGAAGCGCGCGCAGACTGCATCGAAGTGCGCCTGGCTGTACGGTTGATCTTCGCGCAGCGCCGGGTTTGGCCCACCGATATACACCGCGAAGTCGCGGCATTCCTGCCAGGTGCGTGGGCGGATGGTGTCTCCGGCCCAGCCCTCTACCGCCAGGTCGCCGGCCTCGAGGTCGAAGAACAGCGTCGCGGTCGGACTGAGAGTCCACAGTTGCGACGTCTTGCCGATGCCGCTCTTGCCGACGAGGACGCCTTTGACGCCGCGCTTTTCTGCGAGGCGCTGATCGGCGCTGATGATGGGGAGGCTCATTCGGTTGCTCCTTTGAGCAGGGCAAGACGGAATGCCGGCTTGCCGGTTCTGAGGGTGCGTGCCGGTACAAAGGCGCTCTTGAGCGACTCGGGCCACGCGTTGAATTTGGTTTCGGAAACGCGGTAGGTGACCTCGATGTACTGGGACGGGTCGTCACCACTGGCAGCGATACGGCGGGTGATGTCGGCCAGCTGCTTCTGGTCCCACTCAACTTTCTTCGGGAGGTCTGCGGTGATGCGAACCGGGTCGTCGTCGAAGTGCACGACGCCGCTGTCCTTGCCGGCGGCGAGCCGCAACTGCTGGGCGCGGTGGGCGTACTTCAACTCCACGGCCCGGTCGACGTGCTCGACGATGGTCTTGGCGGCTGCGAGCAGATCGGCGGCGTCGCTCTTGATCTGAAACAGCGCCTGGCTGGGCTGCTCGGCGAGTTGGCTGGCTGGGGTAGCCAGGAGGTGTTGGAGGGAGCCGGAACTCATAGCGGCCTCCCGTCGTCGACTGCCCGCTCGGACGTAGATCGGTACAGAATGCGTTGTTCCCAATCGAGGATGCCGCCCTGGCCCTCGATGGGATACGAGACTTTCTTGGAGAACTTGGCGAACAGAGGCCCCGTGCCTATTCCGCGCCATCTCTGGAGCGTCTTGGGGGAAAGCCCCCATCGGTTGGCGAGTTCGCTTTCGCTCAGGAAGCGCCGCTCGGCGGGTGCCAAGGGCGTGGGGATGCTGGGATGTGTCACCGTTTTGTCCTTTCAGAAGTGGATCGGCGACACGTATGGTCTAACCCGAGGCTGGGAAAACCGGCGGGAAAATCGGCGGGAATTTTGCAGTTTGCGGTTTCGGGGGTGTGCTTCCCGGCGAGGTCGATCTCGCGCAGGAGGTGCCGCTTGGCAGCGGCCAAGGGCATGGGGCTGGTTCGAGTTGTCACCGTATGTCCTTTCAGAAGTGGATCGGCGACAGAGATACTAGAGCCCACTTTCGGGAGAATCGGCGTGAAAAGCGGCGTGAATTGACGCATTTCGGGCTTGGACGCCCAAAACGACGATGCCCCGCACGAGGCGGGGCACTTGAGGTTTCAGAGCCGGTAACCGACTACCGGCGCTTCAGCCAGTAGAAGCCATAGTCGTCATAGTCAACAAGGCGATTGAACCCTGCGAACTGGCGAGCGTTGTGCCGGAATAACTCCACCGGGTTCTTCTGCGCAGAGTTGACCTCCACCATGATCGAGTCCTTGAAGCACTTGCCACCCGTGGCCGCATGGAGACAGGCCAGCACCCCCGCTTGCAGCGCGCTGAACTGATATTCGTCGCCATCGAGCACGGCGATGCGGAAGTTCTCGAAGAAGATCGGGCTGGCGTCGTGCCGCCGCAGATGCGCGGGTTTGAGGCACCACGCCCAACGCTCTGCATCGAGTTCCAGCTTGCCGCTGCGCAGGTGGACGATCTCGGCCAGATGCACAAAGGGCATGGAGAGGTCGCTCACCATCGCCGCGGATCTCGAGGTGGTGCTGATGATCACGGCGTTGTCGCGTTCGATCTTGTCAGCCAGCGCGCTCCGGAACGTCTTGTGGGTACTGTGATCCGCGAGGCGGCGGGCAAACACGATGCGGCGCGAGCGGCGGTCCACCTTGTAGTCGCCCACCTTCCACATCGTGCCCGCCACCAGTTCTTCCGAGTCTTGCCGGCTTGAAATCCCGAAGGCCATGCGCAGTCGACTGAGCAACCACGACGGGTCGACCGCCCACGCCTTCAGCGAAGCATTGGTGATCGGGACGTATCCGCAGTCCGCGCATAGTCCCTGCAGCACGCCGCCGATTCGTCGAGGTGCGACATCTTGGTCGCCGCACGCGGGGCACAGAATGAGAGGTACATCCTCGCCCGCAACGAGGGCGCCGGTGTCGCGGAGGACCTCGAAGGCATCACGGTCTGCGGTGTCGAGCGTGTCTTCTACAACTCGCCCGTTCGCTGATTCCAGCAGGCTGACCAAGAGTGACAGGGCTCGCGGTGCCACTGGTCTCACTGCTTGACTTCCTCGATGGCGTCTGGCGACGCGACTTTGGTCTCCGTGACCAACCCCCACTCCACCAAAAGCGGCTCGATCAGGTTGCGCTCCGTTTGAGTGAATTTGTGGAGATTGGCCTGGCCCTTGCGGTTGAAGCTCAGTCGGAGTGTTTTTTCCGCTGCGCCGCCATGACCTTCATCCGGGTAGAACGGCAACTCAATGTGCGCTCCGACAATCAGCCATTTCCGCTTCAGTGGATTGTCGGAGGGGTACGCGGCCTTCAACAGTTGCTCGGCCGAAGCCTGATTGCCACGCCCCATGACCTCAAACGTGCTGCGCAGGCCAGACGCCATTTCAAGGACCGCGATGCTCTTGAGCCGTGGCTGGCGAAGGCCAATGGCCTCTCGGTCAAAAATGTCCACGCCGTCCAGCAGCGATTCGAGTCGATACGTCTCGCGGACAATCTTCTTCGCGCTCCCCTTCTTCTTCAGGCCATGCTCGGTGAAGGCGTCCACTAGCACCTTCTGCGCCTCTTCACCGCCGGGAGCGACTGTCTCGGCACGACCGCTGGCGAAATGATAGTTGAGCACCAAGGTGCGGGAAAGAATCAGCGGGCCACGCTTCAGGTTGCCGTTCACCCATACGGCTCGGTTGCTGGCATGGTCGGAAAGGTCGATGACAAAGAGCAGGGATCCTTCGAGATGTCGTGGCACGACGTACGGCTGGTAGTTGCGACCGTAACCAAATCGCCGCAAAAAAAACGAGGCCACACGTTCTGCGATGGCGCTCTGATCGGCTTCCGTCAGGTTCAAACCAGGGCAGGCCGGTAGCGTCCAACGCTGCGACGAATCCCGCGTCAGCCCTTCGTCGAACCATCGTGCGATGACGGCCTCGTTAAATTTTGCGGCGCTATTGACATAGAGCCACAGCGACCGCTCCTCGGGTGATTCAAGGGCCTCGAATGCAGCCACGATGGCGGGCTCCGTGCTGCACACGGTCAGCATCTGACGCGTTCCCGCCACATCGGCAAGTTGAGCGATCTGCTCAAGGGCCGCTATCAGGTCGTCCCGGACCGCCGTGTCGGTATGAGCCTCGATGGCATCTGCAAGCATTGCTGCCACGGTGGGCTCGTCGGCCGACCAATCCACGACATCCTTGGGGTCTACGAGGTGCTCGGCCAAAAATTCACGCATTAGGTCGGTATTGACCGGGAGGTTGCGAAGAAAACTGCGAAAGTTCGTGCTCAT